TCTTACAGATAGAGCAGCTTACATCATACAGTTTGTTGGACCGCCTTTTACATTTAGTGTTAGACAAGTTGGTACAGGTTGCGGATGTATTGGACAGAACTCAGTTGTGTATGCAGATGGTGCTGTGTACTGGATGGGTGATGCAGGTGGTTTCTTTGTATACGATGGTACGGTAAAATCTTTACCTTGTTTAGTAGAAGACTTTGTATTTACAACAGATGGTGACAATCTTGGAATTAACTTTGGGTCCAATCAAACTATTGCTGCTGGATATAATTCTTTGTACGACGAAGTTATGTGGTTCTATCCTAAATCAGGATCTACACAGATAGACAGAGTTGTTACATATAATTATGCAGAAGGTGTGTGGACTACAGGATCACTAGCTAGAACAACATACGTCGACGCTTATGTATTCAATAATCCTTACGCAACAGAATACACGCCAACAGCTACACCAAACTTTCCAATACAAGGTATTACAAACAGAGTTGGTGCAACGACATATTACTCTCATGAGGATGGCACTGACCAAGTTGCTAACGGCACAACAACTGCAATACAAGCTTTTATTACATCAGGAGATTTAGATATTGATGATGGTGAGTTATTCTCATCAATCAGAAGATTTGTACCTGATTACAAATACATTACAGGTAATTCTAAAGTTACATTGTTTATCAACGATTATCCAAACAATGCAAAACGAAGTTCACCTCTTGGACCTTTCACTGTTACGTCTACAACAGACAAAGTAGATACAAGAGCTAGAGGCAGACTAATAGCTGTGAAGATTGAAAACGAAGCTGCAGGTGAGACTTGGAGATACGGAACTTTGAGAATCGATGCACAACCAGATGGTAGAAGATAATGGCAAAGATAACTATATTTATACCAGAACCAAAAGATCAATACGAAGCAGAAAACCAAAGACAGATTGTTGCGTCTTTAGATAGTATGAAGAACCAACTTAACTTTGCTTTTCAAACAGAATTAAAAAACGAGCAAGATGCTTTTAACTACTTTATGAACTAATGACTATACAATATAAAAATCAAGGATTTAAACAAACAGACACAAGCAAAACTACAGTGCTTACTTGTCCTGCTGATGGCACGATTATAGTTAAGACTATCTATTGTGCAAACAACGATGCATCATCAGCAATTTTAGTGAACATGAATTTTGTTGACTCATCTGACTCAAACACTGAGTATGAATTTTTTAGAGATGATGTTGCTGCTAAATCACAAATAAATGCTTCACCTCAAGGCTTGAATTTAGAAGCGGGCGATGCTATAACTGTACAAGCAGCTACAGGAAGTAGTAAAATACAAGGCCTGATAAGTTATGCTTTAATAGACAGATCGCAAGAAAATGGATAAGGATATATTAGAAATACACTGTACGACAGTTACCATTTGTAAAAACACATGGACTGGTAAAGTATATAAAGACGAAGAAGAAATGAAAGCGGATGTTGCAAATCCAGATACAGCTACAAAAATAGAACATATCCGACAGGATACAACTGTGCAAGTATCCCCAAGAGGTATGAATGCGTTACAAAAATTATTTAAAAAATAGTATACAAATCATAAATAATTTTTTAACAGAAGCTGAGATCAAAGATGCAATGGACTTCTTTATGTCTAGTGAGAAGAAAGATTTTACAGATAGACAAATTGTGAATATACAAACTATGCCTGATATAAAAAAGAAATGCGAAGATTGCACTGGGGTAAACATAGACTGGTGGCAAGTTGTTAGATGCCCTGATGGTTCTTCTTTTCATGATCACAAAGATACAGCGTCAAATGAAACTGTGTATTCTACTATCATATTTCTTAACGATGATTTTGTAGGTGGCCATTTAGTTTTAGGTAAAAATACTGTAGTATCACCTGTAAAAGGTAGAGCTGTATTTTTTGATGGTGTTAATATAGAACATAGCGTAACTAGAAATTCAGGTGGAGACAGATACATAATAGCAGGATGGTTTAAATGAAGCCAATGGGCGGAACAGAATTACAAATGGCATATCTACAAAAGTTTGTAGATAAAGAATTATTGGACAAAGTACAGATTACAACTTCTGTGCCAGAGAAGATACCTTTAGCAAAAGACAAACCAAACATACTATGGCAAAAAAATGCTTGGGATCAACCTAACATACATCCATGGTTCAAAGACAAAAGCAATCATAGTAAATATGATTGGTATGTTTTCAATAGTCATTGGAATTATGAACACTATACAAAATTTTTTGATCTGCCTACGATCAAATGTGTAGTTATCAAGAATGGTATAGATAATATACCTGCAAGGGAAAAACCATTTCATCCAAAAAGAGACAAGTGTAGAATCATACATCACTGTACACCATGGAGAGGATTGAACGTATTGCTTGGTGCCATGGAGTTAATCAAAGATCCTATGATAGAATTAGATGTATACTCTAATTGTGAAGTATATGGAAAAGACTTTGCAGAAGCAAACGACAAACATTATCAAAAACTATACGATCAAGCTAAAAGATTAAAGAACGTAAATTATATTGGATACAAATCAAACGAATACATAAAAAGACATCTCAAAGATTACAATATGTTTGTATATCCAAGTATATGGGAAGAAACATTTTGTATATCTTTACTAGAGTCTATGGCAGCTGGTCTATTCTGTATTACAACAAACTATGGTGCATTGTATGAAACAGGTGCTGAGTATCCTATGTATATACCGCACAGTAAAGACTATAGAATGCTAGCTAGAAAATTTGCTATAGGTATAGAGGCAGCAAAGAAAACATTATCACAACCCGCAATCATAGACCATTTGGAAAGACAAAAGAACTATGCTAATATTTATTATGGCTGGCCAAAGATAGCTATGACTTGGACACAACTATTGAAAGGAATAACAAATGGAAAATAACGAACCAATAACATTTGACGTAACAGGTCAATCAGATATAAAATTAATAAAAGACCCTATCAAGATTATGGTGGGTACACCTGTACATAGTGAGTGTTCAATACACTACACACAAGCCCTATTGAAATTTCAACAACAATGTATGCAGAGAAACATACTGGTTAGTTTTACTTTATATAAATCATCACTAGTACAACAAGGTAGAAACTTGATTGTATCTGAGTTTATGAACGAACCAAATAAACATACACACTTATTATTTATTGACTCTGATATAGACTTCCAAGCTGAGTCTATATTTAAGATGTTAGAAAAAGATAAAGACATTATAGCAGTGCCTTATCCAATGAAATATATTGATTGGGGTAAAATCAAAAGAAGAATGGATGCATTCAAAATGACAGATATACAAGAGATTGCCAAAGCTGGCTTTCACTACCCTATAAAGGTAGAAGGTATGAACGAAGTAGTGGTGGACGACGGTGTAGCAGAGGTAACACATGCTCCGACTGGATGCATGTTAATAAAAAGAGATGTTATAGAGCGAATGATCAAGCAATATCCGGAGCTAGAGATACATCAACCTACGCTGGTCAATGGTGTAGAAGATTACAAAAAGAATTTTTACAATTTATTTGAGTGTTTACACGATCCAAAGACTAAACAATACTATGGCGAAGACTTTGGTTTCTGTAAAAGATGGACCGCTATGGGTGGTAAAATACACCTATATTGTATGGATCACATATCACACACAGGTGAGTACGAGTATTGTGGTAGATATTGGGATGAATTACAGGCATCTAAGAAGGCTATTGATATAAGAGAAAAGTCGGTTGACCAGCCCAAAAAAATCACATAAAATAACAGATTACAGGATCTGTAAGCCTGCCAATAACAATTTAGCTAAATTATGACAATATCTAGAGGACAGATGAATAGACAATTATACAACACAGGCATGATGGCATCAGCAGTGGGCGACGAGTCTGATGACATATCAATGCAGCTATTTGGTAAACCTGTAAAAGACCTAACTCCAGATGAATTTAGAGAATTACAAGATGAGATAGAGAGATTAATGAATAAATTTAGAGCACAAAAAGAAGGTGGTATCATGGACGTCGTGCCAAGAGAACAAGCCTTATTTGGTGGTATCAAAAAAGCAGTAAAGAAAGTGGGCAAAGCCGCAAAGAAGATTGTATCTTCTGATATAGGTAAAGCTGCATTAATAGGAGCAGCTGCATTTGGTATACCAGGAACAAGTATAGGTGGTCTATTTGGTAGAGCTAGTTTTGGTGGACAAGCATTTGGTTTACTTGGTAAACCAGGTATCGCTGCTACACTTGGATTGGGCACCGCTAATTTAAATCCTGCGGCACAAAAAGCAATACTTGGAAAGGCAACCGAAGGTGGTTTGACATCAATGTTAACAAAAGGTACAGCTCTAGCTGGTTTATCTGGTTTCTTGTCTAGTAAGTATGGTATGACAGAAGAACAACAAGCAGAGGCATTGAGAGATCCAGAAACATTAAAATCTTACTTACGAATATATTACACAAACATGAATCCAAACGCAGGATCAAAAGAGATTGAAGAGTTTGTTGCAAACAACTCTGCTGAATACACAGCTGGTTTAGGTGGCTATGCAGAAGGCGGTAAAGTAGACCCTAGCAAGAACGCAGAAAAAGCAGCGGGCATCGAGGGGCTACCTCTAAGACAAAATCAAGCTGGTGTGAAAGAATTAGACCTTAGAAAAACAGGTGGATTTATACAACCTGTTGGTATAAAAGAAAAAGCAGATGACATCCCAGCGATGTTATCAAACAACGAATTTGTGATGACAGCAGATGCTGTAAAAGGTGCTGGTGGGGGCGATGTAAGAAAAGGTGCTCAACGAATGTACGACACAATGAAACGATTAGAAAAGAGGATGGCATAATGGCAGAAGTAGTAAGAACAGCCCCGGCAGAGTTTATAGAAGCTGGTGCAAAAACGTATCTAGACGATCTTACAAAAGCGATAGGTACATTTAAAACCACAGATCTTTCTACTATTATGGGTCCACAGTTTGTTGCTGGACCTGGTGCATTAACAACACAAGCAGAACAGTTAGCACCTGGACTTGGTTCTTTTCAACCTTTCTTAAATCAAGCACAAGCACTGACAGGACCAACATCTTATCAAGCTTACATGTCACCGTATCAACAAGATGTTATTGATACAACGTTAGCAGAGTTCGATAGACAGACCCAATCTGGACTACCTTCATTAGCAGCTAACGCTATTAATGCTGGTGCATTTGGTGGTGGCAGACAAGGTGTTGCAGAAGCAGAATTTTTATCTAATCAAGCTAGAAACAGAGCAGGATTACAAGCCCAATTATTACAAACTGGTTTTGGTCAAGCACAGAATTTAGCAAACATAGACTTTGGAAGAAACTTAAGTTTAGCACAACAAAGCCCTGCATTATTAGGTCAACAGATCTCAGCACTAACAGGTTTAGGCGCGGCACAATCAGCGAGAGCTCAACAAGGTCTAACAGCACAACAACAATTATTATCAAGACAAGCCTTACAACCATTAGAAGCAGCACAAGCATTTGGTTCTGGTGTTACAGGTTTGATTGCAGGATACCCAGGCAGAGATGTGATTCAACCGCCTGCAGCTACACCATCACCATTAGCTACAGGTTTAGGAACTGCATCAACATTAGCTGGTATCTACAGATTAATTAACCCAGCACCAATAAAGTTCGGATAATATGAGTAGAATATTAAAAAGACCAATGTTTAGAAAAGGTGGAGAAGTCATGGAAGGCGTTATGACAAACATCGTACCTTCAAACAGAGAAATGTTTTCAGACAAAGGTTTATCAGATAGCATGAGAGATGAACTAAAGAATGTTAGAGAAAGAGTTAACATGATTGATGCTATCTCTGGAACTGGTTCTAACCCGTTATCTAATAATCTAACACAATTTTTATTAAGAACAGGTGCTAACTTGATAGGTGGTACAGCAGCAGGTGGCACAAAACTACAAG